ATACAACGCGTCCGCCTGCGCGGCGTCTGCCTGACCCCGCAGGCGGCGAAAGAAGAGATAGACGGTACGGACCATCCCGTCGAAGTATTCACACCTGCCTCTTGGGGGGAGGACAACACCGAAAGCTCCGAAGGCACGGATAGTACGGAAACGACCGGGGAAGGAGGAGCGTCATGAGTTTGGCCAGCGCGACTGGACAGGTCATATTTTCGCAAAAGGGCGGCGTGTACATGCCTGCCATCCAGTGTAACCAGGGAGATCTGTATCAGGAGTATATGGGCGAAGCGTCCGCGCCGACGAACATCGCACCGGATTTCGCTTCGCTCAAGCCCGTCTTGTCCTTCATTCTCACCTCTTCGCGGGTGGCGGAAGGGCTGGTGGTTCCTTCCTCCATGAAATGGTATTTCAATGATGTCGAGATCAAGTTCTCGGGCAATGTCTCCACCAACATGTTTGGCGGTGAGACGGGACATTTCAAGTTTATCCCTTACCAGCCCGGTACGACGGATTACTACGGATTGCAGATCGTCAAGAATCTGGTCAAGGCGAGCGGAGCGGCCTCTTGTACCATCAAGGGTGAAGCCACCGTGACCGTTGGGAATACCAGCGACACCGTCCAGTTCGTCTATAGCATCCCCATCACCAAGGGGGTCGGAAACCAAAAGCATGTGACGATCATTGCCGGTGACAACAAGTATTTTACCCTTCGGGACAAAGGGCAGAGCTGCATTCTGAAAGCCGTAGCGCGCATGGGCAGTGACGAGATCACTACCGGACTGGCGTACAAGTGGTACAACCAGGTCAACGGTGCGTGGAGCGTGCTGAGCGGAAAGACCACACAGACATTGACCGTCACCAACGATATGGTTGACACGACAGGTGTGTTCAGAGTGGAGGTGTACCAGGGCGGCAAGCTCATCGGTCAGGACACGCAGTCCGTAATGGATGCGTCCGATCCGTTTGATTTGATCCTGAATCCCACGCCCGAGGACGAGACCATCCGGGAAAGTGGTGACACGGTGGTCTATAAGCCCATTCTGGTCAAGCGTGGGAGTACCACCAAGTACAAGGACATGACTTTCTATTTCGTGTTCATGGACAGTGCAGGAGTAGTCCTTAACCCGTCTACTTCCGGTACAGCAGCCACTTCCGGCACGTGTACTTGGGACATGTGCCAGCAGGCAGGAGGCAACGTGGCATGGACCATCACAACCAAGGAATAAGGAGGTGATATGCCGTTGGTGACTAGAACCGGACAGGTCAGTTTTGCTCCAAAAGGTGACAAGGGAGATAAGGGAGCGCGCATGCGTATGCGTGTATGGGGGGCGTCTGTGTCTTACCTGGAGGGCAAGCAAGGACAGCAGTTTTACGACATTGTACTTTATGACAACCTGCTGTACCTGTGCATCCGTTCGCATACGTCGGTTTCGACGGAAACCCCCAAACAGAATGTGGCTTCGGGAAAAATAAAATACTGGGAGGTAGCACAGAGCTGGACTTTTATCGCCACCAAGCTGTTGTTGACCGAGAAGATCAAGGCGTCCATGATTGATGCGGACGGTATCAGGGCGGTCAATGTGGACATCAGCGGAAAAATCACGGCGGATAGCGGACGTATCGGTCCGTTTTCCATAGATTCCGGCATGTTGTCCTCAAAAACTCTTTATGAGGGGACGGATTCCCATGTCGGTTTCAACCTGTCTGCCGGACAGATAGAGTTTTATAACGAAAGGACATTTGCACGTGTAAAAATCGGAGGGAACACGAAATTTGTCACAATCGAAGGGATATCGTATGATGCCGGAATTGACATACAGAGTCCGAATGCCATGATCGGGATGCACATCAAGACCCTGAGCATTCCTCTGTTCGTGGAGGGGGGTAACATTTTCCTTCATCCGAACAATGACAGTTATGTGTCTCTTCATGGCATAGTGGGGAACTGGAGGAACATATCCGTCAGCACTTCCCTGAATAACAATGATGACAATGTGATGTTTATTAATACGGATAATATAGAAGTGACACTTCCTCCGGATGTTCCGGGACATACCATATACTTCAAACGTATGAGCGGCGGGGTAAGACTGACAGGCGGGCGCATCCTGCCTGCCCCCGGAGGAAAAGAGATGTCCTCCATTGATCTGGATTATGCGTCCGGATTCGTTAAATGTATGGGCAATTATTGGGTTATGTTTTATTGCGGATAACAGTATTTAATTAAGAAGTATGAAAGTTGATTTTACAAAATTTCCCCTGTTCACGGGGATAGACAGACAGGATATGGTGATAGCGGATATCCGTAAGGATATTGCTGACGGCATTTACAGGAACATGCCCGGTCTTCCGGCGCACGTGCTTGCGGAGAAGATCTATCGGAACGAGCTTGTGGAGCTTGCCGATGACGAGATTCATATACTTGACCTCTACACTTCCGCTTCGGTGGGGCAGCTCGCCGACTCATGGCAGGATTATAAGAAAAACAATTTGGAAACTGAAACTGGTAAATAAAAAATATTATGGAAAAGATGGAATTAAGTGAGGCGTTGAAAGCCAATGCCTCAGTACTGGAAGAACTATTCACAAGTTTGAAACTATTTCCATTTATGTTCAGAGGCGATGTCAACGTAACATCTTATGACGAAACGGGTGCGTTGGATACTGTAATAGAAATGGGTATTTATAAAGTTAAGCCGAAACAAGGTGTATGGGGAACCTTGGTCGTATTTAATGCCTTCGATGGTGCGGGTGGGGTCGTACAAAAACTATATAATGCAACAGGGGCTAAATATAGAGTTAAAAACTCCAATACAGATAACTTATGGACTGATTGGAAATCTTTTTAACGAAAAATTCCAATTGGTTCATGCCTGGAAGGACTGTTAGGAGTTAGCAGTAGTACTATATTTAAAGGAAAAGGGTATATCCAATTAGAAACTGAAGACGATATTGATAAAGTGTATGAGCCTGGAGTATATGCAATAAAAGGCACTTCATACAATGATCAAACGCTTCTTGTTTTCAGTCACAATCTGGGACAGTCAACAGTACAATTTAGAACTAATAACTATGGTGGTTTTTTAGTGTTTAGAATAAAATGGTGGAATGGTGCTTGGGGAACCTGGAAGACGGTTTCTTTGACATAAAATTTATCTGTTTGCACTTCTGGAAGAACTGTTAGAGATAAATAAGATTATCAATGGTTTTACTAGTGAATCATTTTCGTTACATAAAGGTGAATCAAAAAGAATAAAAGCAAATGGCATATTGGTGATATGTAGTCAATATTATAATTTATATCCATCAATAGCTGTAATATCTCCAGCAACTAAAAATATAGAATATATTGGAGGGTATAAAGAATATGTTGATGGAACATTATTTACTTTCACTTTTGAAAATGACTATACTACTATTATGACTTCCAAAATTGAAGGAGTTGAAGGAAGCAGGGTTCCTTTTTTAATTGCTTATCAAAATTTATTGCCTTAAGAAGATTAGCAAAATCCTTCTGGAAGAACTGGTGTTTAAATATACATTAATATCCCTGCTATCAGAACTGGATGGCTTGTTATGGAACAACACTTCTCCCGGCAGCATATATACTTTTAACTCCACATCGGACTATGACTCAAAAAAGCATCCGTTTGGAGCAGCAGGAACAGTAGAGGTCAAACGTTTTGGCGGCAGTTCCACTATTCAAATTCTCTATGACATCAACAATCATGTTTTTTTGCGGAGGAAAGTAGGGGAAGAAGCTTGGAACGCATGGACACAGGTATAATTGTACACCAAGAATCCCAAAAACTAATATTACCATTTACAGGAAACTGACATAGAGACAGTTTCCTGTATAGTATTTATGGATTATAAACTGATGATGTATAAACATACCATGGATTCCATACTCCACTTGTGCTTCTATATCTATGGTAAATCTTATTCCTAATAGAAAACATGACTTGAAATATTCCTCCTGATGGAGTCACTCCACATATAAGCATTCCATGATCATTAGGACCTACACCACTCGCATCAGGTTGTCCTAAAACGCATACTCCCCGCTCAATAAAACCATCTAAATTTTCATTTGTTGCTAACTTGTATCCACGATAAGGAAAACCAATCAGTTCTTCCAGAAGGATTTTGCTAATCTTCTTAAGGCAATAAATTTTGATAAGCAATTAAAAAAGGAACCCTGCTTCCTTCAAC